TTTAAAATGAAAGTGATAATTGCGAATGCTCCTAGCATCCACCACTTTAGATTTTCCAAAGAACGGATTTGTTGTTCTTGTATGTTTACTTTATCTTTAACGTCACGTACTATATTATCAATAATTGCCAAAGTTTCAGTATGTCTTCTTTCGTGTGCAGCTTTTGTTTCTTCTGCCATTACACGATGTTGTTCTTTGCCTTCGACCATTGCATTTAACATTTCTTCTTTGAAAGCTTGCTTGTATTCATCAAGTTCTTCCTTCATAGCAAGACGAGCTTCCATGTTCATGCGTCTTTGGTCGGCAAGCCTTTCATCCATGTATTCAATTTTGGTCTGAAAGTTCTCCATGATTTGCTGCTGCACAGCAAGGGACTTGGCAATGTCTGCCATCCCATCTACTGCTTCATCAACCTTATCAAAGAATTTTCCAATTGATTGGATGTCTTTTTTAATAAGGGCAATATCGGTCTTAACGTGGTTAAGGTCGTCAGACATATTTACTCCAGTTAGTTTGTTATTATACCACTAAATCCATTATATGTCAATGGATATTTATTAATAAGTTGGGGTTAAACGGAGAGATATGTCAATTATTGTTCTGATTATTTCTCTCAATTGCTAAGCCTTGCGCAGGCTCGTCATCTATCGTCACATTACGATAATATACAATAACCTCTCCAAGTTCGCGAATGTATCTACGGAGCTCCTGAGTGTTTTTAGCCATCATTTGATAGTCACCGATTGTCATTGCGACAAATACAACATCTCCATTGTTGAGCTTTTTCATTTCATCAAGAAAACGGTCAAGATACGTATATCCTACAGGCCATTCTGGATGCTCTCTTTCTTCTAAGGTACAATCCTTCGGCCTTTTGGTTTTGGGTGTTCCATCGTCCTTATATTCACCTGTGGGGAGGGCCTTACAAGGATTAGTAATTACTGCTTCAGATACAACATACCATTTAGGATTTTCTAATTCAATAGGACGAGGTAAAGTTGGTTGTATAATTTCTATTTTTACAGGTTTCGTAATAATCTCGACTTCTTTTTCGCCGAAGATATTCTGTAATGTACTACAACCGCTAAGGAATGTCAGGAGCGTTAAGCTCGCTAATAGCTTTGCTGTCATTTTCTATATCTCCAAATACTTCAGCAGTTCCATTATTAAAAGTTGGTTCAATCAATCCTGGTTTAGCAACTGCAAGTTTATTTAAATTGTGTCGAGCAAATATAGCAAGATACTGATCCTTCTCTTGCTCTATTTGATTATAATTACGTTGAAGGTTTGCTAACGATTGTCCTTGTCTCTCATAAGATTCTTGCATAGCAGCCATAGTTGCTTTCTGTTCTTCAACAGCAGCTTCCAATTTGACTGCGTTCTCTTTAAGAGTCACATTTTCGTTATATAACCAATATGAACCTAGACCAAGAACCAATATAATTCCTATGAATAATTGGTTAAACATTTTAGTCTTCTTCGGTAGGAATCTCTTCAGCAACTTCAGGCGCTTCATCGGCAACAGGTTCGGCTGCTAGGTCAGCGGCCATAGTTTCTACTTCTGCTACTTCAGGGTTTTCCTGAGTCATGTCTTGATACTTTTGATTTAATGCAGCTCTTACTCGAGTTGTCATTTCATCATCAAAAGCTTTCTTGAGGTTAAGTGGATTGTTATCCAACGCTTGCGCGATAATATCATTTACTGGCATTTGTATTCTCCATTCATTATTTAAAAAAATTATTTATACTGATTCCAAACGTGACATCAAACGTTCTGCTCGATTCGTCACTTGTTTGTACCATCTTGAATCACGACCTTCTACTGCAGCCGTTTTCCAATCTTCATCAAGAATTGCTGCGTGCATTTTCTTGAACTTACTTAAACGCGTTCTTCCCATGTTGAACATCATATTAACTAAGATTTGTTGTACTTCATCAGGTAGGTCTCCAAAGACTCCTTCTTCATACAATAATTCGCATTCACTGATTGCGATATCTAAATCCTTCTCGAAACATTCTTTAACTCTTTCTTCCGAGACAGGCGTACCAACTTCAGCTCCATGTTCTGGGTCTGATTCTAATACTAAGTGACCTACACCAAATGTAGGATAACCAAGGTGGTCGAGATATACTTCATTCACTACACCTTCGTCAATTTTTAATTGTTCAAATACTGCTTCTCTGTCCAATTTCGTATCTTTAAAAAACATTTTTACCTCTATGTTAATGTTGTAATATCAACTGCAGATGTACCTTGGAATTCTAAAAGTCCTGCTACGATACTCTCTGCATTTTCTTTAATAGTGTTATCATAATAAGTATCACCGCCTGCATATTCATATCCCCACAACGCAATATCAACTGCTGTGTTTGCTGTAGAGACTTTTGAGATTGATGTATTGGAATAATCCTCGGAACTTAATACAGCAACCATAGGTGACACTGCATAAATATTACTTCCGACTGCTACATCATAAGTTTTAATATTAAGCGTTACTTTCTTAATTGTGTTATCAGAGTCAAACTTGAGTACTTCAGCTAACTCTAATACCTTATCATAAGTTGGCATAATTAACCGTAATTAGCTTCCCAATCAGTTCTTGGGAAATTAGCAAAAGATTTTAATTTACCTAACTCGTTTACCATATCGCTAAAATCTATTTCCTTTGGCTCAACGCCTCTTGGAAGTTGTGGATTTTTACCTGAAAAGCCAGGATAGATATCTAATGCAAAATCTAAATTACCACCACCGACTTTCAATCTTTCGCCTTTAGCAACATCCATAGGACCAACTAAAACTTCCTCTTCTTTAAATCTCATTCCTAATTTTTTGAAATGCTTTTCTACAATTTTTAAAGCGGCTTTAACATCTTTAATAACAGGTGCTGATACATTATCTGCATGCATTGCTTCCTGCTTGATTTTAAATTGTGCTCTAAATCCTGTAAGAGGTGCATCACGAAACGGCGGCTTATGTGTAAACTTTTCGTCTATTGTTTCTTCCCACTGTTTAAAAGATTTCATAACTCTTCCTTTTTAATTAACCTGCAGCTGAACCCATAGCTTGTTTTGCCGCAGCACGCTCTTTATCGCGTTCTTGTTTACGTTTCTCACGCTCTTTTTCGACTTCGTCTTGATTCTTTTGCCTTTCGGCTTCAGCAGCGTGCTTTAACTTAATTCTTTCTTTTTCTTTCTCTTGACGTTGTTTCATTAACTCGACTTCAGTTGCTTGCCTTGCTTTTAGCTGAGCTTGTGCAACCGCATCTTCATCAACCATTATTGCGCCAATCAAATCACGAACACGTTTCTTGTGTTTCTTTTGATTCTTTTTAGAAACGCCGGGTTCACCTTGAGGACCTACTCCTAGGCCGGCAATGTTTCCACCACCTACACTATTTACAGGTTCTTCTTCCATTTCACGTTTTGCTATTTCAGCAATAACCGCGCCGTATTCATCCAAGAATCTTTTTAAAGCCAATTCCAAATCTTCATCAACAGATTCTTCTGTTAAATAATTTGTAGCTTCAATTCTTTGCTGCTCTTTAATTAACCAAAGAGCTGCTGCATAACTTGCCAGTTTTGTTTGACCACCAGGTAGTTTACTTAAAAGCTTTTTGATATTTAATATCATTTGGTCAAACACACCAAAAGCTTTCTTTTGCTCATTCTTACCAAAGTCCTTACGCTTAATGAGAATATTGCCTTTTTCATCAATGATTCCCAACTTATAAGCAGGCCACTTATTAAAAGGTTTTACCAACCTCTTAATAAAAGAATAAGCTAAAAATAAATCTACCATTTATATTTCCTTAAGCCTTAGTTTGATAAGTTCATCTCCTTTAATAGAATCTGAATTTATCATCATATCATCGTATACTAATACCTCAGGCATAAAATTTAAATACTCCACGAATGGTTTTAAATACTCGTGATATTCGTGCAACCTCATGAATAACATGTTCGTTGCGCCTGGACCAAACACATTGAATATTACAATGAGATGGTTCAAAATCAACCTTTCTTTCAATTCAGAATCTTGCCTATAACGACTGAAGAGTTTACGAAGATATTGAAATCTTTTAATATCCTCTTCGAACTCCGACATCTCAGTACACTGAGGATTGTCATAGTGTTTCATCGCATATAGCAGAAAGGTTGATTCTGTCAAATTCATAACAATAAAAGGCTAACTATTTAGAATTAGCTGTCAGCTACAACTGTATCGTCACCAGTTCCTGTCACACCTAAGTCACCAGCATCAACTGCAGATACCTTCATAGGTACCAAGCATTCTGCATAATGACGTCCGTTTGATGTGTGGTATAACCACCAACCAGGACCTTTGAGACCTTTAGCTCTGTTAGCAGCAACACCTGCCTCTGTTAAGTCAACGAATACTGCGTTGTCTTTATCATGAGACTTGTTAGTGTTATCTGCACTGTCTTCGAGCCACTTAGGTACGGAAGCTGCCGCGTCTGTTTTTCCCCATAGTGCCATTGTTATCTCCTTGTTTTATTTTATTAACGTTAATAATAAATTTTTATTTTAGAACTTTATATAGTTCATCGACTAAGTCGGCTTTCTTTTTACGTTTGTCCAACTCAATTCCTGCCTTACGACCTTCAGCCTCAAGTCCAGCTTTTGTTAGTTTACCTAACGCAGCTTTAGTAACTTTAGGACCTTTAGCAACAGCAGCCTTTTTAGGTTCTGCTTTTGCTTTTACAGGTTGTACTTTAGCAGGAGCTTTGTCTTCAACACCAAAAAGCTTTTTAATCCAATCAATCAAAAACATAATTTACTCCTATTATATAATAGAATTAACTGCCGCAGTTGCTAGCAGCTAATTTCTTTTTCTTTGCATCAGGCTCGAGAGTATCAGATGCTTCTGTCTCATCGAGGTCTTCTGCCTTTTCGTTGTCTCCTTTCCAGTTTGCATCAACGTAATTAAAGAATTCTTTCTTCTTCTCATCGTCGAGCTCTGCTGGAGATTCAACTCCAAACTTTTTCAAAGCAGCTTGGAAAAACTTTTCATATTCTTCCTTGTCGCCAGATTCGGCTTCTAATTTAGCCATAACCTTTTGCTCAATCTTGCTTTCAATAATTTCCTTCCAATCCATTTTGGACTCCTAATTCTTGTTTAATATGTTTATTTATAACAGTTTGGTTATTCTAACTTCCAAATTGTTTACACCTTTAATTAATCTATGGTATTCACCTTTTCTTATTGTAAAGCCAATACCGGGTTTTAATAATACAGGTAAAGAGCCTTCAGGTTGAAATTGCCAACCATCTCCACTCAATACTTCAACAATTCTATCTTCATTATCTCTATGCCAAACAAACTCTTCATCGGATTGTTCAACATCAAATATACGAATATCTTCTATATCCTTATATGGCTTACCAGAAATAATCTCCGCCACCTTTGAGTCCCAATTCTTTTGCGTACTTCGGTAATCGACATGCCCAGTATCCTGCACTGAATTTGTCATCTTTAGTATCGCAATTATGTCTTGATGCAAAGTTCGCCGCTGCCTCTCTATCATTAATTTTAGCAGTGAGTCCACCTTTTTCATCACCGAACTCAATTTTTTTAATATTACCTGTGTCAGGGTTTCTAACATAGACAACATATTTCTTATCTCCACTTGAACGCTTTGGTTTATTTAATTCAGGTTCTTCGTCAAGTTCAATCATCGGAGTTTCTAAAGGAACGGTCACTCCTTCATATAGTCCGAAGTTTTCGTATTTCCAATCTGCTATCTTTTTCATTAGTGATCCGATGGGTCGTTTCTTGCTGTTTTGTTTGATAATATAAATCGCCTATTTGGATTCACAGCAACTTTAAATTTTGTCATTAACTTTCTATTCACTAACATCTCTGATGCGGTATCTTTTAAAGACAATCCAACTTCAGCAATATGCTTTTTATTATTAAAGAATATTTCGCGCTCAATTACTGGTCTTTCATCAAATGCTTTTTGACCTCTCATTGGTTTTGAGATGTATAATATCTTATCTTCAAACTTGTATCCGTTCTTTTCCCAAGTAACTTTACCGTTTTTCATTTCCATTTTATCAACGTGCAACATACTTGCTTGTGCACTATTACCCGTATCAAACTTTGCACGGACAGGATTCTTTTCCATACCTTTAAATATAATCGTTTCTATATATCCTGCTTCTTGTCTAAATACAGGCCTACGATTAACATCTTTAGCAAAGAATTTAATTATTCTTTCTAATACTTCTTTATCTGTAATTTTACCTTGTCTCTCTTCAGTCCAAGGATCATATCCTTCAAAGTGAGAACGAATACCAGGTGAACCGTTTACTTCCAAGATATAAGGTTTGCCGTCAACCATTGCGTGGTCAACTCCACAATACATTGCACCACTTGCACGAGCCGCTGCTTTAATTACAGCAATTTCTTTAGGTGATAATTTATATGGTTCTGTTGTTGCACCGAGGTGAACGTTATTTCTAAAGTCTTTGTTTTCCTTTTCACGAATCCTTTCTGCTGATGCCAATATTTTACCACCAATTACAAGGGTACGTATATCAGAATTCATTTCTTTAAATTCTTGTAATAACAAATCAGCGTTATATTTCCATAAAGCTTGACATACACCTTTGAGAGATGATTCACTGTCAACCTTCATAACACCAACACCTTGTGTACCTTTCAAGGTTTTTACAATAACAGGAAATTTGCCACCGACTCTTTTATGCGCATCTTGAATAGATTGTTCGTTTGATATAATTGATGTTTTTGGAATCGGAATATTGTTTCTTTCCATCATTAAAGCATTGGACATTTTGTTATCACAAACTAACATTGAATCCAAATCGTTGACAACTAAGAAACCAATATCTTGTAAAGAAGAAACCATTGATTGGGAGGATAAAGTCTCAATGGCTCCTGCTCTAACAAAGATAATTGAATTATGAATTTCTGCTTCGCAGTCGTTGTCTTTTCCGTCAATATTACGAATCTTTACAGAACCGATGTCAATATCAGAACCAGCAATCCAAG